TAGAGGGCTCCAGCCCTACATCGACTGGTGCAGGGACCTCCTGAACGAGATACTCGGCCAGCTCGGGTACGGGGACATGGAGGCGGTGCCGGAGGCGAGGGAGAGCAGGGACCCGCTCAAGTCCGCCCAGGTAGACGCCTCGGACTTCGGGCATGGCCTGTGCTCCTGGAACGACATAGCGGAGCGGAACAACAGGGACCAGGTTGACGAGCTGTGGGCCAACCAGCATATCTACCTGACCCCCAACGGCCCTGTCCCGCTGGAGAGCCTGGACGATGCCGAGAGCGGGGACTTCCGCCCTGCGCCGGCCATATCTGCGGACAAGCCCCCCGTCCCGCCCCCCGTTTCCGGCCCTTCCCCAAAAGGGCAGGGGGGGGTGGCAAAGCGGGGCAGGCCACGCCTCCAGCCAGGAAGCCTCACAAGGAACTCCCAGATAGCGGCGGCGCAGCTTGAGCTTGCGCTCCGCACGGCCTTCCAGAAGGCGAAGGGGCAGGCGCTCGGGAACTGCGCTGTCCTCTTCGAGGTCAAGAAGGCGGACGACGGCGGCATCCTGGGGAGGGCAGACTATTGGAACAGGATAGCAAGGCAGCTCCAGGACGCTGTCCCCGAGGCCTCTGCTGCACTGGAGCAGGCAGCCCTGTCCGGCGTGGGGCAGGCATCCCTGCTCCTCGACATGGACGAGGACAGCCTGGTAGGCCCTGCCAACGACCAGGCGGCAGCCTGGGCCAGGGACAGGGCGGCAGAGCTGGTCGGCATGAAAAGGCTTCCTGACGGTACGCTAGTGAACAACCCCGATGCCAAGTGGAATATCCTGGAGACTACCCGTGAGAGGCTGAACAGCATCGTCGAGGAGTCCCTCAAGACTGCCACCAGCCCCGAGGAGCTTCAGTCCTCTGTCAAGGCAGCCCTGGAGGAGGGCGAGGCGGGGATATTCTCAGACGCCCGTGCTGCCCTTATAGCCAAGACAGAGGTAGGCCGGGCACAGATGGGTGCGTCCCTGGGCTTCTGGGAGAGGTCCGGCGTGGTCAAGAGGATAGCGTGGGAGGCCATCGGGCCCGACCCCTGCGACGAGTGCCTGATGAACGACGGGGAAGAGGTCAACCTGGGGGATGCCTTCCCGTCAGGGGCCAAGTCCACGCTCGAATCACACCCAGATTGCAACTGCGCTGTCTATGTGGCCAGCACCAAGGACGAGGAGGCATGACCAGGAGGACGAAGGAGATACTCTACCTGGTCCGCCACTGGAACTATTGCTACCTTGCCGCCCGTAGCATCGTGGACTACTTCGGCGTGAATGCCATCTGGAACGACTGGGAGTCCATGGACCTAGGGTGCGCCCCGAGGCCCAGGGTCCGGGATATAGTGGCATCGGACGGCTCGCACCGCTTCGTTCCTGGGGACTGGAATCATGTGTAGCCCCCGCCTGGCAGGAAAGGCAATACCGCTTTCTTTAGTATAGCGGGAAAGCCTCCTGCCGGGCACAGGCTTCGCCATAGTCTCCTCAACCCCCGGCAGGAGGGCCGCTAGCCAGATATGGACTACGACAAGAGCATATTCGTCCCGCTCCAGAAGTACGACCCCTTCCAGGGGATAGCGGTGGGGTATGCCGCCACCCAGGCCAGGGATGCCGATGGCGAGCGGATGCACTACGAGAGGTCCAAGCCCCAGTTCTCCTCCTGGAGCGAGCGGGTCTTCAAGGCCAGCCAGGGGAAGAACCTCGGCAACGTGCGGGAGATGCACAACCCCCACACCTCGGCCGGCAAGCTTACGGACCTGACGTTCGACGACGTGAACCAGGGGGTCTTCGTCACCGCCAAGATAATCGACCCCATTGCGAAGCAGAAGATGTACGAGGGCCTCTATACGGGGTTCTCTATCGGCGGGAAGTATGCGGACAGGTGGGTGGAGAAGGGGGAGAAGTGGTACATCCCCCGGCTGGCCGAGATAAGCATCGTGGACCTGGCCAACAACCCGGAGTCCGATTTCCAGATGGTCAAGCAGGATGGCAGCACGGAGCTGAGGAAGTTTGCCGGAAAGGGCACCGAGGAGCCGATACTGCTGGGGAAGGCAGAAATGGACAGGTTTTGCGGCAAGTGCGGCAAGGAGCTGGCGGACGGCAAGTGCGCCTCCTGTGCGGGGGAGCCCGGGGAGAAGTGCGGAGGCTGCGGCAAGGCCCTCGTGGACGGCAAGTGCGCCTCCTGCGGCAAGGCTGCCAAGGAGGCCGTGGATGGCACGCCAGGAAAGGATTCCGTGGAGAAGGGGGTACGCTACCTTGTCCCCCCGGACCACCTCCCCGTGACCGACGAGGGCGGAAGTCCCAGCCATTCTCATATGGGGGCCGCCTGGGCTGCGCTGCACGGCGGGTACAGGGGCAACAAGTATGAGGGCCCGGACAAGGATAAGGCCATAGCCTCCCTGAGGCGTCTCTATGAGCAGGAGGGCATGGAAGTGCCGTCCGCTGAGAAGCTTGCCGCCTCCGAGGGGCTGTGGAAGACCCTCTCCTCCCTGGAGGAAGGGGATGTTTCTGGAATACCGAATGCTTTAGATGAGCTGGAAAGACTAGCCGGAGGACTCGCTATGGAGAAGGACGTAACGCTTGACAAGGCTGCTCGCAAGAGCATCCACGAGAAGATTGCGAAGCTGAGGGAGCATGTCGATGCCCACCACGAGCGCCACCTGGCGTTCCACAAGGGCGTCCATTCCCATCTCGACGGCATCGCCAAGGTAATCGGCGGTGGCCCTGAGAGCACCCAGGACGACAAGGGATTCGAGCCCACCCCGGCCAATCCCGAGTCCGCTGCCCCGGCCGCCAAGGAAGTGAAGGCCGAGGACGTGGCCAAGATGGTCCGGGACGGAATCGCCGAGGGCCTCAAGGCCATCGTCAAGGGCATCTCCGGCCCTGGAGACCGTGGGACGGCACAGCCGTTCGCCAAGTCCGCCGTGACCAAGGAGGCGGATACCAAGGACAGCAAGACAGAGCCCGTCGAGCTTGCCAAGGCCGACTACGTGAACGCTATGGCAGCCCCCCAGTCTGCGGCTGCAGCCAAGGTCCTGGCGGAGCAGGCGAAGTCCTGGCAGCCCTATACCCCGGCAAGGCTCCTGCGGACATGGTATGCGACGAGGAAGGCTGAGTAAGTAGGCCTCTGCAAGCAATGATGTTAGGCCCCTAGCCAGGGGCACAAGGAGAATTATTATGGCATTTGAGAACACTGAAATCGCAGGGCTTATCGCCGAGATACAGAACTTGTCGAAGGCGAACGCCAACTCCATCACTACCGGGAGCGGGCTGAACTTCCTGCCCCTGGAGGCGGAGGCACGCAACACCTACAGTGTCTTCCACAGGGTCCTGGACCTCATCCCCCGTGTGACCCCCACCGAGCTGGGGCACGAGATTGGCGGCCTCCAGACGACCTGGGACCAGATTATCACGCCTGGCACCAACGTGCTGCCGTCCATCGCCGAGGGCAGCCGGTCGCAGTACATCAACATCCCCACCCGCAGGACCAGTGCCAACTATGTCACCCTGGGCACGGATGCCAGCGTGACCTTCGAGGCGCAGTCGGCAGGCGTCGGCCACAACGACAACCTGGGCACCGCCCGGCTTGCCAGCCTGAACGTCCTCCTGAACCTTGAGGAGAGGATGGCCATCTTCGGCAACTCCGGCACCGGCTACAGCGGCCAGAACGGGTTTACCCTGACCACCGCCCAGCCTCCGGCACCGGGCATCGCCCTTGCCAGCAGCGGCTCGATGGGCTACGTCAAGACCGTGTCCGTCGTCGTCGTTCCCCTGACCGGATGGGGCATCTATAATGCTCTGACGTTCGGGGCAGGGAAGGGAATCGTCCAGACGGTATCCTACACCTCCGTGGACGGCACCGCACTGGTCAACCAGGGGGGCACGGGCATCCCGTCCGCACAGTCCGCTGTGGTAAGCACCTCCTCGGACCATCAGTCCGTTACCGTCACCGTGCAGCCTATCCCTGGCGCATTCGGGTATGCATGCTACGTGGACAGCGACGACGCCAGCAGCTCCCCGCCCGTCCCCACCGACTGCTACTTCCAGGGCGTCTACCCGACCAGCACCTTCACTGTCACCACGCTTCCCAACAAGGCCACTGCACAGAAGCTCAGTGCCCTGGGCGACAGCCTCGACCACAGCGCCAACCCGCCTGTCCCCGGCACCACCACGGGGGACTTCGACGGGCTCGCCACCTGGGCCGCTGGCTCGCTCGCCACTACCACCCCTGCCTATGTCGTTGACGCCGCAGGCGCAATCCTGCACGCTGACGGCAGCGGCGGCGTCGTGGAGCTGGAGACGGCCATCGCCACCCAGTGGAAACTGTTCCAGACCACCCCGGATATTGCGCTTATCAGCTCCGATATCATGCCTCCGTTCCAGAACAGGATGCAGACATCGCCCAGCGGCTCCGGGAGCACCCTCTGGACCCGTAGCGGCGACCCCAATTCCCCCTCGGCTGGCGGCTCGCTAATCGAGAACTACAAGTGCAAGTTCTCGGCGTATGGCACCGCCAAGGTCATCCCTCTGGTCACCGTGCCCTGGCTGCCCTTCGGGACCATCATGGCACCGACATTCACCAACCCTTATCCGGCGGCCGGCAATACCATCCCGGCTAACGCCAGGATGATGTGCCGTGAGCCGTACTACGCACTCCGGTACCCCTACGTCACCAGGCTGCACTCGCAGGGTGTCTACGTTGAGGAGACACTGGAGGTCTACGTCCCGTGGGCCAACATCGTCATCACGAGCGTAGGGGTTGCTTAGCGTCCTTGTGAATGAAGAAGTTTGACGAAAGACCCTTAGGGCCTTGGGCCGACAAATAGGCCCGGGGCCCTGATTTTTTTTGAGGAGTAACCATGCAACCAGCAGCGTACCAGAAGGGTCTTGACCCAATCATAGTGAGCGAAGGCACGTCCGATGCCGGGAAGCTCGTCCGGCTCGGGCCGGACGGCGTTTTCGACCAGTCTGTGGTTCCCATTGGTTCGACGGGCTACAGCGGGTATACAGGCTACACCGGCTATACCGGTCCTATCGGGCCCGGTGGAACTGGCTACACTGGTTACACTGGCTACACTGGATACACAGGTAGGACGGGCTATACAGGCTACACTGGTCCCAACATCACAGGATACACTGGTTATACGGGCTACACAGGTCCCGGAGGGACAGGCTACACAGGATACACTGGTTATACGGGCTACACAGGTCCCAGAGGGACAGGCTATACAGGATACACTGGGTACACTGGGCCGGGCTTCACGGACTTCACTGGCTATACGGGGGGGATGAAGCTGGTCGGGTACGGCCAGACCAGCGTGCTCGGCTCCCCATACTGGGTGGCACTGTACAACTAGAGCCTACTGTCCTGAAGGCAGCATCGACAGGGAGCGGGCCTCATCCAGCAGCCGCTTGGAGGAGCAGGAAAGGCAAGGGAAAATAAAAGCCATGCTACAAGAAACCCCGTTCCGAGTCCTAGTGAACCTGGTCGAGAACGTGAGCTGGAGGGAGGTAGCGGGCATCGCCATCGCCCTGGCGGGCATGGTTTCCGTGGCCTCTGTCCAGGCGTACAGGTTCTTCTTCGGCATCTCCGTGACCGAGAACCATGTGGAGGTCCTCGCCACCAACTGTATCCCCCACATAAGGGCCACCCTTGCCAACATCGACAAGAACATCGCCAAGATGTCGGGCGGAGAGATAGTGGACAACACCGCCCTCGACCAGTCCTTGGAAGCCAGGAAGGGGGAGTAGTGACCAGCCTATTCGAGCCCTCGGACCTTATGCAGTGGAGTCAGGTGGGGCAGCAGTCCGCCCCCCCGGAGAACCTGGTAAGCACCGTGGAGGAGATTGTCTCAGGAGTCAGTTCTTTTGTCTACTGGGCCACCGGCAGGGCGGACGGCTACTTCACCGGCGGGGATACCTACACCGAGGTCCGGGACGGCAACGGCTCGCACAAGATGTACGTCCTGAACGGCCCGATAGACACCACGAAGCTGTCCGAGGTCTCCGTGATGGTGGATGCCAGGGGCATCCCCCAGTCCTCCGGCTGCGGGAGCGGGGGATGGTTCGTCGAGCAGGGTGGCAGCAGCATAGCCCTCCGCCCTGGCGGTGGCATATACCTACAGGGGCAGTCCCCCTGGTGGGGGAGGCCGTTCAGGTTCTCGCACGGCATCGGGAACGTAAGCCTGGCCTACCCTGGCGGCTACAGCGAGGTCCCCGAGGACCTCTTCCTGGGCTGCCTGGCGGCCGGGACAGTCCTCCTGAACAGGAGATTGCGTGAAGACGAGGGCGGACGTGCTACGCCTCAGACTGGTTCGGTAACCTCTTATAGGTCCTGGGCATACCCCCCGGCCTTCAGGCTGATGCTCCAGAACTACAAGCGCACATCCTGCTGGGCGGGCTAGCATGCAGGTAACCATCAGGAATGCGGAGGCTGTCAAGGCGAGGCTGGAGAAAGGCATAGACAAGGCCCTCATCGTCCTTAAGAGGCGGGTAGATGTTGCAAGTGCCGAGCTTCAGGGGAGGATAGTGGCTGGCCTGGCGGCCGGCACCTATGGCATCCACTCCCGGCACGGCATGTCCGGCCTGGCTGGCTCCGTACAGGTCATCCCCGCCGGGATAGAGGGCACTACAGTAAGGGGCGGGGTACACGGCGCAGGGGGTACTTCCTGGTACGGAATCGTCCACGAGAAGGGGGGCCTCTCCAGCTACGACATATCCCCCGTGGACAGGAAGGCCCTGGCATGGCTGGCCTTTGGCACGCCAGCGAAGGTTGCCAAGCACCAGAGGAGCTTCGGGTTTACCAAGGACATGATAGTCGTGGCGCATGTCACCCACCCCCCGCTCAGGCAGCGAAGGTGGATGGGGGGGCCGACGGACGAGCTGAGGGCACGCATCATGGACATCGTGGGCGGCCCGATAGTCTCGGAGAGCTTTGCATTCGGAGGATAAGATGATAGTCGAAATCGTGGTAGGCATCGTTTTGATGGCAGGGGGCTTTGCCCTTGGCCGCATAAAGAATTTCAAGAAGCTGGCAGCCATCAAGGCCGACCTTGAACAAGCCGAGAAGACGGCGGATTCCGAGATGGGAAAGCTCATCTCCATCCTGAAGAAGAAACTGTGACCGGAGGATAGATGATTCTGCCCCGCTCCAAGGTTGACGACGCCCTGATGGCGGTGATGAAGAACGCCTACAAGTGGCAGTATGCCTCCAAGCACCTCCAGCACTGGTCCCAGGTGGCCCTCCAGCCCGCCGTGTTCGTCAGGAGGGTGGACGAGGACATCAGCCAGAAGGCATACGGTGCCAACAAGTATGTCCTTTTGTACGAGATATGGGTATACGTCCAGGTGGACTGGCAGAATCCTGATGCCGACATATACGGCCAGACCATCAACCCCATCCTGGATGCCATCGACAACGCCATGGACGCCGGGAGGCTGCCGGACGGCAGGAATATCCTCGGCACCCCTGGGATAGACAACGCCAGGATAAGCGGCAAGGCCGACATTGCTGACGGGAGCACGGACGGGCAGGCCCTCATGGTCGTCCCGGTCCAGGTCTTCGTCGGCGGAAGTTAGATACCAAATCCTATATTGAGAGGTACTTCGCATGAGCACAACGAACACCCAGACTGACACCCTTTGGTTCGGGGCAGGCTATGTCTACGGCCTGGCAACGAGCGGGGGGACATCGGGCACGCCGGTATCACTTATCCAGCCGGGCAACTTCGCCACGGTGCAGGAGGCAAGCGTTGACATCGCCGTGACCATCAAGGAGCTGCGGGGGTCCACCGAGGACCCTGAGGACACCCGCTCGGCGAGCCGCAAGATTACGGGCAAGATTACCACCGGGCGCATCAACCTCAGCCAGCTCAACGACTTCGTGTTCGGCGAGGGCCTCACCGCAGGCTCCGTCGCCACGATGAGCTTCGAGGCGCACAATGCCGGAGCCGCCTCTCCCCCGACAGCGACCCTGGTCGTCACTCCCCCCGCTGGCGGGGTGTTCCTGATGGACTTGGGCGTCTGGTACGCCGGGACGAGGAACCAGTTTCAGGCGGTATCGACCACCCCGGCCGCCGCAGGGACCTACAAGTGCGCCGCCGCCACCGGCACCTACACCTTCTACTCCTCGGACGAGGGAACGGCAATCCTGGTCAGCTACCGCTACACGACCACGACCGGCAACACGCTGACTGTCACCAACCAAATCATGGGCAATGCCATCCGGCCGGTGTTCGTGGCCTACCTCACGAACCCGACGCAGGGCGACAACGAGCTTGTCCTGTACCAGTGCAGGGTGTCCAAGATTGCCATGCCCCTCAAGCGGGAAGAATACTGCATCCTGGAGCTGGACTTCCAGGCGTTCGCAAACGCCTCGGGGCAAGTACTCACATTTTTGTCCAGCGTATAAGTCCTGATGGGGTGTACGACCCCTGGGGACGCCAGTCCCCAGGGGGCTATCCTCATCCCTCCACCTGGCACCCAGTTCGGGGCAGGAACAACCCAAACCCAAAACCGAACGAGGAGACCTATGTCCTTTACAAGGAAGAAGAAGGTAGAGCTTGATGGCGTAGCCATCACGGTGGCACCCCTGACCTGCGGCCAGGCGGATAATTTCCTCTCTGTCCAGGCCGAGTGCCTTGCCGCCCAGCCCCCTGATATGAAGAGGCTTGAGCGGGAATACTATGCCTTCGTCTGCGATGGGTACAACAATGCCAACCCAGACGACAAGATGACGGTAGAGCGGCTGAAGGCAGAGCTGGACAAGGTTATGATTAACGAGCTTCTCAAGGAAATCAAGAGCATGAGCGGGCTGGCGGACAAACAGGGGGAAACGATAGCCCCTTAGAGATGGCCGACCTGAGGGGCCTGGTAACTACGGTCACGGGGTGGACGTTGTCCGAGTTCGACGCCCAGCCCCTCCCGGCGGTCTTCGAGCTGCTTGAATACTTCAGCGAGAACCCGCCCACGCACTTGATACAGGCAGCCAAGGCGGGGCTGGGAAGGAGGAGGAGGGTGAGGAAGGAGCTTGACAGGCCGGTGGGGCAGAAGCGCAAGGCGGAGAGCCTCAAGCCGGTGGACGGGAAATTTGAGGCTACCCTTCCAGACTGGGTGAGGGCTGCCCGGGTACTTGAGCGTCAGAGGATAAGGAATGGCTAGCGAGAACGAAATAATCGTACAAATTGTCGGTGATATCTCCGGTCTCCGCACGTCTGTCGCCGAGGCCAACACCACAATCTCGTCCCTCCAGGGCCAGGTCTCCGGCCTGACCTCCAAGCTGGACACCATGACCCCTGCCGTCACTGGAGCGGCAGCAGGGGTATCCCGCCTTGAGAACACCGCAGCCATGGTCACAGGCAAGATTGTGGGCATGGAGGCAGGGGTGGGGATGCTGGGCGGCCAGTTCGGACGCCTGGGTGCCGCCGCAGGCATGGCAGGCCCCTTGCTCGCCGCCGCCATTCCCGTTGCCCTGGTCGTCGGTGCTATCGAACTGTACGGTAGATGGCAGGAGAAGGTCCTGGCCGTCACCGAGGACACCATCGCCCTCAACAAGTTCATAGGCACCTCCAACGACAGGCTGACCGAGGAGAGGGAGCGCCTTGTAGGCCTGACGCAGGGGCCGCTTGCCGAGTACAGGATGCAGCTAGCGGACCTGGCCGGGGAATACCCCAGGATGGAGTCCGGCATCTCCGTGTTCAACAAGCAGCTTGAGGACCAGTACGACTACGTGATTAAGATTGTCCTCGGGCTCCAGTTGATGGCCCAGTATGCGACGGGGGGGGCACCGGGCATCGCAGCGGGCCTGGCATCCTACACGAGCCCCGCCCAGGCCAAGCAGGCCATCGCAGACATAGAGTCGCAGGTAAGGTCAAACGACGACCTGGTGGCCGCAGGCGGCAAGGCCCTTGCCCTCCAGCGGGACTACCAGAACGCAGTCAGGACCACGACCGGGGCCCAGCAAGAGCTGAACTACATGGCCCTGGACTATGTCAACAACTACCTGGAGCAGTTGAAGAGGAGGTACCAGGACTACATCAGCACGGCCATGGCCAAGGGCACCGAACTCCACAGCAGGGAGGTCTCGGATGCCTCTGAGCTTGCCAGGATTGTCCTGGAGGGCAAGGACCAGCATGCCAGGGCCATCAAGGAGGAGATTGGCCAGCAGGCAAGGCTTGCCGAGGTACAGGCCACCCCCGCAGTACCCAGGAGGGAGCAGGCCCCGGCCGACATCGGGGCCGCCAAGAACGCCGCCATAGCAAGGGCCGACGCCGAGGAGAGCGCCGAGAAGGGGCTGGTAGAAACCCTCCGTACGGATATGGAGGCACGCTATGCCGCCGAGGTCAAGGCGGCAGGCGGGAATGCCGACAAGGTAAAGGAGATAAAGGCCAAGGAGGCGAACGAAGAGCAGGCGCTCGACGACCGGCTGACCGTCTCCCATAACAATGCCGTGAATGCCAGGGCGGAGGCCGAGCACAAGGCGGCAGTAGAGTCCGAGGCATTGGCATTCCACGAGGCCGAGTTCCAGCAGGAGCTTGCCAGGAAGACTGCGCAGGAGGCGATACGGTCGGACGAGGAGTCCCTCCGTGAGAAGACAAAGGCCCAGCAGCGCAGCCTGGAGGACATCGAGCTGGAGCGCAAGGCCAGGACGGCGGGGATAGGCACGGGCCCGGTAACCACCTCTATCAACATAGAGTCCCTGAGGAGGGAGCTGGCCCAGGCGAAGGCTATCCACGGCCAAATTCTGTCCGAGCAGGACGGCTACGAGGTGGAGATGGTAGCCAAAAAGATGAAGATGGCAGCCACGGATACCACCACAGACCTCGGGAAGAAGGCGTACCTGGACCTCCAGGAGCAGCTCGACGGCACGAAGAGGAAGTATGACGCCGTCACGGACAGCATTGCCAAGCTTATCCAGAAGCAGAAGGAGCTTGGGACAGAGCTGAAGCTACAGACTAGCTCCTGGCAGCAGGATACCGTCAAGGCGGCCCAGGCCAGTATCAATGCCTTCAATAACGCCTTTACCCAATGGGTGGTCCACGGGGGAAGCGCCTACAAGATACTCCAGGCTACCGAGACCGCCTTCGTGGAGTTGATGATACAGTCGTCCCTGAAGATGGTGGAGAGAAGGATTGCCGCTTTCCTAATGGAGCGAGTAGCAAGGGCGGCTGCGGACAGGGCGGGAGTAGAGATGAAGAAGGCATCGGATGCCGAGATGGGCCTGGGGGATGCAAAGATGGCGGCCAAGGGCGCATACTCTGCCGTATCGCCTATCCCCATCGTAGGTCCTATCCTTGCCCCGATTGCTGCCGCCGCTGCCTTTGTCGCAGTCATGGCGTTCGAGAAGGGCGGCATCCACCCCGATACCGGCCTATACATGGGGCACGCCCAGGAGATGACCCTTCCCGCCCACCTCAGCACCTTTATCCAGAAGGCAGCCGCCCACGAGGGCGGCGTAGGCGGGGGAACCAACATCTTTGGGGGGATACACTATGCCCCGGTCATTAGCGAGCCCTTCAATCCGCAGAAGCACGGCACGGAGATGGTGAGCTTCCTGAAGTCCAAAATCTCTAGGATGGGGGTGGCCTAGATGCTAGTCTTCCCCTTGTTTGTTACACGGCAAATGTCCTATTCGTGGCCTGTAAAACGGACTCCGAGGTTCAAGACCATAGTCCAGACCCCTGCCTCGGGCAGGGGAGAGGTGCGTATCCCGCTGATGCTCTTCCCCCTGTGGGACTTCCAGTACGACCTGAGCTATATCATCGGGGACGCCACCCAGTCCAACTCCGCCTGGCAGGTGTTCGTCAACTTCTTCATGGCGGTGCAGGGGGCCGGTCAAGACTGGTTATGGCTTGACCCCTACGACAACTCCGTCACCAGCCAGGCCATAGGGACGACCAATGGTAGCAGCAGCCAGGTCTTGACCATGTACCGTACCCTGGTCACCCCTGGCGGGGCCAGGGACCTCGTCCAGAACTTCCAGGGCACCCCCACCATCAAGGTGGGGAGCACTACCCTGACCTCAGGCCAGTTCGCCATCGACCAGTACGGGAACCTTACCTGGGCAGGCGGCTACAGCCCCGGCTCGGGGCAGGCGGTCACGTGGACGGGGGGATTCTACTTCCGCTGCCACTTCGAGGCAGACTCCCTGGAGGGCCTGGAGGAGCAGCTTCTCCAGGTATGGCAGTGCCAGGAGGTGAAGTTCAGCAGCCACCTGCTGTAGGGAGACCATGCCGAAGACCATCACAACCGAGCTACAAGCCTTCCTCCTCGGGAACGAGACGTTTGGCCGGGCCGACCTTATCTCTATCGCCATCTCCAACGGCACCATCCTGAACGTGGTGTACGGCACCAACACGGACATCACCTACAACGGGACAACCTACTACGCCAGCAGGTGGGGGGCATGGGAGCGGGGGGCGTTCACCAACTCCGCCGAGTACAGGCCGAGCGCCAGCAGCATGGACCTGACGGCCCTGTGGCAGGAGGCCACGGCAAGCTTCCCCAATACCACCGCTACCTTCATGCAGGCGATGGCAGCAGGGGTGTTCAACGGGGCGGTGGTGACCATCCAGACTGCCTACTGGCCGGGCGGCACGGACCCCAACGGCAATATCGTAGGCACTATGATGCTGAACGTGGGGCAGGTAGGGAACGTGAAGAAGACAGGGCGCAGCAAGGCGGTCTTCGAGCTGTTCGACATGACCTACATGCTGAACCGCCCCCTCCCCCCTTACCAGATACAGTCTAGCTGCCGCCACACCCTGTTCAGCCCCGGCTGCGGCCTGCTCCAGGCCAACTGGCAGAGCACTGCCGTCCCGCTCGATGCTGCAAGCACCCAGCTATGGCTTAGCCTGGACCTCCCGCCGAGGTACAGCGGCCACGGGTACAGCAAGGGGAACACCATCCTGGCGGGCGGCATCCCCTACATGTGCAGCCAGCAGGGGACCACGGCGTCCAGCGTCCCCTCGCTGCCGAGCAAGCGGTACTCCACGGCCGCAGACAGGACAGTCGTCTGGACCTGCATGGCCAATGCCTACACCCTGGGCTTCGTGACCTTTGCCAGCGGGCAGAACACGGGCTTCAGCGGCAGCGTCAAGACGATGGCGGTAAGCAGCGGCCTGGTGCAGCTCCAGCTTATCAGGCCCATGCCTTTCGCCGTGGCAGCAGGGGACACCGTGCTGCTGGTGCCGGGGTGCGACAAGACCATGGCCACGTGCGGCCTGTACGGGAACCAAATCCACTACGGGGGATGCCCGTTTGTCCCCAACCCGGAGCAGGCGGTGTAGCAATGACGGAGGCAGAGACCAGGGAGGCGATAGTCAGGGAGGCCATCGGGTGGATAGGGACCCCCTTTGTGGGCAGGTCGGCACTGAAGGGGTATGGCTGCGACTGCGCAGGGCTCCCCCTGCGGGTCTATCAGGCCGTGGGCCTTATTCCCAAGGACCTGGAGCTTCCCTTCTATTCCATCCAGCAGCTCACGGACAGGAGGAGGGAGGACACGACCTACCTGGACCTGGTCCTGAGGCTGGCGAAGCGGGAGGTTCCCGAGGCCGGGGCCAGGCCTGGGGACCTCGTGCTCTGGAGGCTCGTGCATAGCTGGACGCACGGGGGGATTATCGTGAAATGGCCATCGTATGTAATCCATTCCGTGGAGGGCAGGGGGGCAGTCGGCTCCCACGGGACAAAGGAGGGCTTCCTGCTGAACCGCCTCAGACGGTTCTTCACGCTGATAGGATAGGCTATGTCGCTCTTTGGATCAGGCTATAAGCAGACCCCGACAACCCTCTACAACGGCCTGAGGACAAACCAGGCCATCCTGGGCACCACCCTGCCCGTCCTCATCGGGCAGCAAAGGCTGTCGTGGATGTTGCTGTGGTACGGGGACTTCACCTCGGCCAAGGCGCAGGGCGCCAGCAAGAAGGCGGGCGGAGCCTCGTCCTATGTCTACTCCGCCGCCGTGGTCGGGGCCTTATGCATGGGGCCGTGCCAGGGCTTCCTGGGGGTCTGGGACTCCACCGGCCGCTACGCCGTGGACTCGAACTCCGAGGTCACCACGGCAGGCAGCAGCCCCTATACCCCCGTAAACTACCCCCAGTTCGCCCAGGATATCGGCGTGTCTGTGGCAAGCCTCTACAACGTCACTGCCAATGACTACGGCTCTCCCGGCCCGGCGACGCTAAGCGGTACCCAGCAGGTGCCCCTGGTCTATACCGCCAGCAACCCGCCCGGTCCAGGGCAGTACACCATCAACTCCTCGGGCCAGTATGTCTTCAACTCTGCCCAGTACGGCAACGCCGTCACTGTCAGCTATGCGTCCTACCGTTACATCATCCAGGAGAACGAGCTGGCCATCGTACCCCTCAACTCCCCCTACCAGGTCACCGTCCAGTACCAGTCGCAGTTCAACTCCGACAACGGGGTAGGATACTACCCCGGCGGCCCGGCAATGACAGCGGTGGGCGGAACGCCCACTGTGGCAGGCACCTACAGCTACAACAATGGAAACTACCTGTTCGCCGCCGCCGACGCCGGCCAGGGAATCTCCATCTTCTACAGCTACAAGGACACCAACACCGACGCCAACGCCCCGAACATGATTAACCTCACCTTCCTCAACGGGGCGAGGGGGCAGGAGCCATGGTCCTACCTGTCAAGCAAGCACCCTGGCGAGGACCTGGGCTACTCTGACATAGCCTGCGTGGCGTCGAGCGGCATCTATATGGGCTCAGCGCCCCAGCTCCCCCAGTACAACTTCGAGGTGGTGGGGCCGTTGGCCTTCGGGGGCGGCATCGTGGATGCCTCTCCTGCCGACGCCATAGGCGCAGTCCTGACCTCGGACGTGTTCGGCATAGGGTTTCCGGGTGCGTATATCGACCCCAGCCTGGCAGGGGACTCGAACAACTCCTCCGCCAAGTCCTACTGGGCGGCCAACAGCTTCTTCATCTCCCAGATATTGCAGAACCAGGACAGCGCCATGAGCGTCCTGGGCGAGTGGCTGGAGGCTGGGCAGTGCTACATCTCATGGGACGAGGGGAAGCTGAAGTTCATCCCCCTGGGCGACACCACGGCAGTGGCCAACGGCTACACCTACACCCCCCCTACCCAGCCCGTCATAGACCTGGACGACAACGACTTCGTGGCGGACAAGGAGGACCCCGTCACTATCGAGCAGACGCCCTGGCAGAGCAGGTGGAACAGGATAGGAATCAGGTGGTCCGTAAGGGAGAACGCCTACAACGAGGACACCTATCCCCTCCAGGACGATGCCTCGGTGCAGCAGTACGGCCTCCAGACGGAAGACCCCAAGGACTACCAGTTCATAACGACCTACCCGGCAGCCCAGTGGGCCGCCGCCATGCGGCTGCAAAGGCTGTCGGCAATCTACACCAAGTACAGCTTCACCCTAAAGTCCAACTTTGCCTTCCTCTCGCCCGGCGACATCGTTACCATCACCGATGGCCTGCTCGGAACCGCCGGGACCATGTTCGGAAGGACTGGCGTCCGCATCACCCAGATGACGGACGACCCGGAGAAAGGCATCACCATCGAGGCGGAGCAGTTCCCCTGGGGCGTAGGTACCGCCATCCTCCAGAACGCCCAGGCCCAGCTCCCCAGCTCTACCTTGGACGCTGCCTATTCCGCCCCGGACGAGACCGAGGTACTGGCCGTCCAGGTGCCCGCCGCAGCCTCCCTCCAGCAGTCGAACATGCTGTATATCTTCGCCTGCGGCACCGGCTCGAACTGGGGGGGGTGCGACCTGTGGTACAGCTATGACAACACCACCTTTAGCTGGCTCGCCAAGATAGAGGTGCCGGGCAGGATTGGCACGCTGGTGACGGCCCTTCCTGCCACTGCCGACCCCGACACCACAGACACCCTGACGGTGCAGATGGCCAGCCCGGACGCCACCCTCGCCTCCGTCTCCGAGTCCAACGCCGACGAACTGGAGACGCTCAGCGCCCTGATAGGCACCTCCGGCCTGGAGCTGGTAAGCTATGCCAACGTCAGCCTGACGGGCCTCCAGA